TGCATTTCCTGTAACCTGAATATTTGGCGAATAAGTTATATTTATTTTTTCACCACCTATACTAGGACTTCTCTTAACGGCATTGTATAACCGCACATCTCTTCTCTGTTTATAAGATGTGTTATCGTCCGTAAACGACATTCCTAACAGCTCACCTGTACGCTGATAAAGAGCCTTTGAACGTGGACTGCTATTTAAAGGAATGACAGCTTCACTATCCTTTTCAGCAAGCATCGAAATAACAGGATTTTTGTAAATTCCACCTTTTGCATTTTTCTTTGCTTTGATTGTCTTTTGTCTGCCGCCATATTTTTGCTGTTTTGGTCCTATTGAAGCAGGGTACAACTTTTTGACACGGTTGTCTGACTTTGAAGAAGCAGATGCATTAACAGCCATATCCAGTGTAATCACCGGACTTAAGTTTTTGTCATTAAAAGCATCTTTAATCTGATTATTCAATCTATTTGCTGCACCACTAACCTTTACTGAATTTTCGTCTATACCATTAGCTATTTCCTGTGGTATATCTGCGCCGTTTTTCTTACAAGCCTCTATAATTGCTGTCCATTCATCGTTGCCACCTATCTCATCACCAAGTATTGTAAGAGCATCTCTTGTAGAACCTGAAACTGCTGCAAGCCCTTCCATATCATTAATTCCATTTCCAAATGCACTTGTAGTTTCTATACCTTTTTGTTTCATCTGATTTTGTAAATCACTCATTTCTGATTGAATGTCACTAAATAATATAGAAATACCCTCAGCATCCTCTCCTAAATCTATACTAGATAATGCCTTTTCTACAGCCGCATTTAAATATGACAATGGTTCTTTTGCTGATATTCCCTGATTAGCTATATCCTCAACTTCTTTCTTTAAATTTGTTCTTAGCTGTTTCATGGCCTTTTTAGCTTTAGGGTATGTTGCTTCTATAGTGGATACAATATAATCAGAACCCCTTGCCAATGTGTTCTGCTGTTGCTTATAATACGCTGCATCAATCTTGTTTTTTTCAGCGTCATATTTCTTTTTTGATAGGTCACCGTTATTTCTTCTTTCATTCAGATTTGTCAGAGAAGTGGTGTGGGCTTCCTCGTACCCTTCCATCGCCTTTTTCTCATAATCTTTTACATCTTTTGTCAACTGTTTAAAATCTTCAGCCGTCAGACTTTTTCCTGAATATTTTAAATCAATCGTTTGAAGTTTAGCTTCATTCTCCGCTTCGGTTACAGAAGATGTTATATCAGATATTTGTTCTAATATCTTCTGTACGGTTGAGTCTGTATCTATGTCAATTCCATTTTTTACAGCATAATTTATTTTTTTATTTAATCGCTTTTGTAGAGTATCAAGTTCAACATCCAATCCGGCATAAAATTTATCATTTTCTTTTCCTATTTTTGAATTATTTCCGAGCAAAAGTTTTGTTGCAATCGACACCGAGTACCCTTTGCTCTCAACAGCTTCTTTTGCCGACTCCACATATTTTTCTACAGATACTTTATACTTATCAATATCGTCCTTATCAATCTTAAACCCAGCCTTGACTTTCCAGCTTATCTCACTAACCGATTTAAAGCTCTTACTCATAGCAGATATGGCATCTTCAGTTTTTCCGACCGACTCCAGCATTTCAGAAATCCGTGTAAGTTTTTTCTTTCCAACAATCTGTTGTGCCACTTCATCCAGCGTATCAAGCGACAATGATATATTTCCGAAATGTTCTGCAAGATTTGCCTGTGCAAGCCTTTGTTTTGTTTTATTTGCATAAATGCCAATTCCTGTGATTGCTGTAGCCGCCGCTGCACAGCCAACCCCTACCCATCCAATAGGTCCTGCGCCAAGAGCAGCTATAGAAGCTGCCAGCGATGAAATTCCTGAAACCACTTTGTATGTGATAAGTGCAATACCTATCGCCTCAACTCCCGAGGCTATTGCATCGAAATTGTCAACTACAAATCCACCGACATCTCCTACAAAGTCCGCCGCTTTCTCAATGTCCTCATAAAATGTTTCAAACACATTATGTATATCTACCTGATGCGTATCTGCAAAGTCCGATATATTTTCAGATGTTTCATTTATGAACTCAGTCAGCTTTTTAATGCCATCAGCAAGTTCTCCGTCAAATGAATCCGCAAATGATATTTTAAGGTCATCAAGAGCAGAGTTCATAATTTCTCTTGTGGCAGAAAGTGTATTCGTCTGCTTATTATACATATCTTCAAGCGAACCATCTGAATTTTTGAGTTTCTTGTCAAGGTCATCCCAAGCACTCTTTGCACCGTTTGCCCCTTCTTTTACTCCATCGAGAAGATAAGCCATTTTTGAGTAATAATTTGTTCCGGCAATCTCTTTAAGTGCCTTTGCCTGGTCTTCCGTACTTAGTTTACTTACTCCTGCATTGATACGCTTCAAAGCCTCCTCAAGACCTACAAATTTGCCCTGTGAATCAAAAATTGATATTCCCAACGATTTCATCATGGTAAGTGCACTCTTGTTACTTCCAATTCGTGTGAGCATTGCATTAAGAGCAGTTCCGCCCTCAGCACCCTTTGTACCATTGTTGGCGAGAATACCAAGTGCAACACCTGTGTCCTTTGCACTTACTCCTAATGTTCTCGCTGCACCTCCGGCTTTTATATATGCCTCCATCATCTGCTGGGAGTTCATATTGGAGGAGTTTTGTGCCTTTGTAACCATATCAAGATATTCGGGTAAATCTTTGACTTGCAATTTTAAAGCACT